ATATAGTATAAAAGCAATCGGAAATCCTCCAGACCTTTTTACTTGAATATAGAGGAGGAACCTGCAAGGGCAAATGATGTTAGCCGCTTTCTCATTTATGATCCCTCCATATACAGATTAACCGCTTTGGTACAGCCAGAGCGGTTATTTTTTATGCTTCCTTTGCGCCCAGGCCAGACGCAGGGCATTTTTTATAATAGCCGGTACGGCACAGATCCTCGGCGTAGTCCATCACCTTAGTCTGGCCCTCGTCGTTGAGCTGGTCGAAGCTGTCCAGTAGCTTCACCTGAGTGGGGGTGAGTTGAGTCTTACCGTTTGCGGTATCGTCGGACAGGTCGTCGAGAGTATAGCCCATGCAGTGAACCACGGCGGAAACAGTGGACAACTGGGGGTCTTTTGTCTGACCAGCAAAGAGCTTGTTCAGAGTGCCTTTAGGTACACCAGAGGCGCAAGAGATTTCTTCAATCGTCATGCTACTGCTCTTTTTCAATCGATTTAGATTTTCAAGCCACACGGGAATTTTCTCCTTTCGTAGTATGGCTCCATTATAGATAATAGAACCCAGCAAGTCAATAATAAATTACCGAATTGTATAAAATATTTCGGGAACGGTATTGACAATTACCGTTTAAGGATGTAGAATCAAAACGGATTTACCGTATACGGTAAATCAAAACGAGCGAAAGGAGCGTAAGCGATGGACAATTTGAAAGCTGAGATGCAACGGAACGGCCTGACGGTAAAGGACATTATGAGCACGATTGGATGTTCAGAGAAAACTGCCCGAAACAAAATCAATGGAGAAACTGATTTTACATACCCGGAAGCTGAAAAAGTTCGGAACGTGCTTTTCCCGGGGCTGAGGATGGAATATCTCTTTTGCCAGCATCGCAGTTGACCGCTGACCCGCCGAAGAGTGCGAGAGGAAGGAGGAAAAGTGAAAGAAGAAAAGAAAAAAGCCCGCCAGAGGCGGGCAAAGATGCTGAGAATGGATGAGGTACCGGCAATTACGGTCACATATCGGGAAGCGAATCGGCGAACTCATCAAGAATCGAGCCGGACATATCAGAGTAGTGCTCAAGAATGTCCTGCTCCCGGGAAGAAAGTCTCCCGGTCTCAAGCAGATAATCGCAGGAAGCATTAAATGCGAAGAACTCTGCGTAAGAGATATTCGGCAGGTGAAAACGAATTTTGGCAGGGAAACCACGAGCGGCGTTTTTAACAAGCTGAATATCTGCGGGAGACATATCCTCGAACCAAGAATCTGGAGCGGACTCGAGCGATTGCAGCGCACGAGTCAACAGCGGAATATCTTTGGGGCGGACATTGAATTTGAAATGCATAGAAGATCACCTCCTTTCTGCACAAAGTATATCATCAACATAAATTTATAGCAAACGAAAGGAGCTGACCCGCCGAAGAGCGCGGGAGGGAGGAGGAAAAGTGAAAGAAGCAATCGTTTGGCTGCTGGCGGTGTGGGCGATGAACATTGCAGCCGTGTGGGTAGCGAAAGTATGGCTGCATGGCGAGAGACAGGGGTATATCCTGTTTTCCATCGGCGTGAGCTACTTATACACGGTGCTTGTGCTTTGTGAGTGGCTGGTGCCGGGGTTCACGCAGCTGTAGCAGTTCCTGCCGCATAGCCTCGACGGCTTCATACTCAGCAACCTTGAGTTTTTCTAAAACATTGGTAGATGCAGGAGAAGAGCGGAATTCCATAAGCAGCGCTGAAAGCGCACTGAGTTTTTTACAGGTAGCATCCTCTTCAGAGAAGAGGATCGCATAGGAACAGCGGGCAAGCAAATCGCCGGCGGAAGTACGATCCAGAAGATTCATGCAGCGGTCAGTGGCTTGGAAGAACTGCTGGTAGGCTTCGACTTTGGCGTGGAAAAAGAGCTTGTCGGATTCAAGTCTATAGGCATACAGGTTGGAACTACGAGCAATGAAGACCTGTGCAATGGAAGCGAAGAGGGCGGCTGCGGCGGAGATGAGAGCGGCAAAGGAGGAAACAAGGGTCAATTTTTCGACAAAAGTCATAATTACACATCCTTTCTGAAAGGATTGTATCACGCAGCGGGGAAGCGGACAAGGAGCTGACCCGCCGAAGAGTGCGGGAGAAAGGAGGAAAGATGTTTGCAAATCTGGTGGTGGAGCTGAAGAAGCATCACTACAGCCAGCGAGGGCTGGCGGCGTACATTGGGATCTCGGAAAGCTCGATGAATGACAAAATGAATGGCCGGACTCAATTTACCCTGCGGGAGATGAAAGCCATTCAGGCGGTATTCGAAGGCCGTACACTGGACTACCTGTTTGAAGAAAAAGAATGAGCACCTGTGTTGCAGCACAGATGCCCAAAGGGAAAAGGATTGACCCGCCGAAGAGTGCGGGAGGGAGGAGGAAAGATGAACGACGAGAGCAAAAAGCCTTGCGCTCCTGTGGAAGAGGAGGGCAGGGACTACGATGCACTGGGACTGTTCCGCCGCGAGGGAGACAACGAGACCCTGATGGCGGCGATGGGCCTGTGGGAGTTTCTTCCGGCATGGATGGACGCCCGGCGGATGGCGCTGGTTGACCCAGACTATAACCGGAAAATATCGGCTATGGTCGCTGATCTGGCCGGAACGGTGCAGAAAGCAGCTCAAGAGATGGCCGAATGGGGTCAGGAAGAGTGCGCACCGGGCAGGATGGAATAAATTCCAGCGGGATACGGCCGGACTCAAACATCAGATAAAGGGCGGCTGTACACATTTCGCAATTCTGGAGGCCGATTTGATTTGCATGGTCACAGGGCGTCGGCGGCGTCCAGACCGGCACGGCGTTCGGGCGAGCGATACAACGTATCTCAGACCCGGCGGGAGGCAGGATGCCCAACGAATCAAAAGGACAGCGTATCCGAAAGTAAAATTTGTAGAGGCCTATCAAAGAATCACCTCCTTTCCGGGGGTATTGTATCATAGTCCAAAGAGAACAAGATGGAAAAAGTAATTATAATAATAAGAATACAAATTTTGTATGCAAAAATCAAATGCTGCGATTTGATTTGTCAAGCTTGTGAAAAAATCGAAAGATTTTTGTATAAGTTCACCACACACAACTGACCCGCCGAAGAGTGCGGGAGAAAGGAGAAAAAATATGAACCGTTACATGATCGTGATCCCGGCGAAGAACCGGAGTTTTGTGCTCAAGTGCGACGAGGGGGACGGCGCGAAGTTGGAGACCCTGCAGAAGCTGGTGAGCGGATATGTGGAGACCGTGCCGTCGGCACTGGACGCCACCTGGGCGCGGGAGAAAGCCGACCGGCTGGTGCTGCTGGTGGACGAAGAAGGCCGAATGAAGTGCAAGCCTGCGAACCAGAAGGCCACGCAACTTGCCCCGGCGGACTTTACGGCGAACGGCAAGCTGCCCATCGTGGGCGCTGCCGTGCTGATGTTCCAGCGGGGCGACGAACTGCTGGGGTTTACAAAGCACGTGGCCGACACCATTTGCAGCGAGTGGCTGTGAGGAGGGGATGACCATGCGGAAGGCAAAGGTCTGGGACGCGAGGCAACTGCCTGCGTATCTGACCGTGGCGCAGTACGGTGAGCTGATGGGCATCTGCCCGAAGACGGTGCGGCGGATGTGTCAGAGGGGGGAGCTGCCCGCACACAAGGAGGGGCCGAAGCTGTGGCGCATCGACAAAAACGCAGCGCTGGAGCAGCGGCAGGAGGCTATGGAGATCTGCCAGCGGAACGCCAGGAAGGCCCCGAAAAACAAAAAGCCCGCCGGTGCTGGAACACCGACGAGCCTCCGAGTGACAGGTTGAAAGGGCCTATCACCAGAACGATTTTACCACAGCGAAAGGAGATTTGCAATGAAAATGAGGATACGGGCGCTTTACCTGACCGGCACTGCGCTGCTGATCGGCGCGGCGGGGGTGGGCGACGGCATCACCTTTGACACCGTGGGCAGCTGGACGGGTGCGGTCATCCTGGCCGTGCTGCTGGCCGCCGGCGGCATCGTCTGCTGGGGCTATGGCAGGGGCTTGGAAATTGAGCAGGCGGAGAAGGCGCGGCTGCGCCGGTACTGCAGCAAGCTCAGGAGCCAGAGCGGGGCGGAAGAGGAGAACGACAAGCATAGCGCGTAAAGGAGAAGAGTGCAATGGTACGGATCGAAGTAAAGAAGCTGAACGAGGGGGAGCTTATCCTGGGCATGGAAGTGGAGAATGAGACCCCGGAGGATGTGGTGATGTGCGCCCTGCATGGCGCTGTGGGTACGGCAAGGAAGGTGATGGGCAAGGGCTCGGCAGACCCCTGGTTTGCGAAACAGATGGGCCAGCGTTTGGAAAGGAAGCTGCTGGACCAGGAGGGCCTGCGGACGACCGAGGGCGTAGAGGGCAAAGAAGCAAAGTTTATAGCAGCGCTGTACGGAATGAATGCGGGGGAGCAGAAATGAAGCTGGAAGAATACGAGCAGATCCTGCGCACCGGTACGCCCAGCGACCGGGCGCGGGCCATCGCCGCAGCGAGCGACGACAAAGAGGTGAGCGACGAAGAGTTCCACCAGCTGGCGGCCCTCATCAAGGGCGCTGTCCGGCCCAGAGCCCGGAAGATGACGCCGGACGAGGCAAAGCTCTGGGCGGAGGTGAGCCGGGTGAACACCCGGCTGAAGCAGGAGATGGTGGCGGCCGGCTTTACGGTGCGGGCCTTGCCGGGCGACCTGCAGGAGGACGCCATCAACATCCTCTCCAAGACCGTGAGCGGGATGCTGGGAGACCTGAGCCGCCTGATGGCGGAGACTGGGGAACCGTAATGCAACGGCGACGACCGCCGCCAGTGGCGGAAGCAGGGAGAAGCTGTTGGGGCAGCGGCCAGCAGGATGCAAGCGGAGCGAAGCAGACGCTGGGAACCGCAACCCGGGCTCCTTTTACGAAACAGTGCATCCACGTTTTTGAGATAACCCGCCAGAAGTGCCTTATTTGCGCTGGGCGGGACAGGAAATGCAGGGAGTACAAAGAGCATGAAGAAGAACAAGATGAGTCTCACGACGGAGCTGGATCTGACCCGGGAGGGAACGGCTGAGATGACCCGGTGGTGCATCCTGATCGCGCTGCATCAGAGCTTTGGCATTGGCGCGGCGCGGCTGAACAAGGTTCTGGCCCGGGCAGAAAAGCTGGGGCAGGAGAGTCTGGATGTAGCCATGACAGCGAACGACCGAGGGATGCCCTCGACGGACAGGAGCCTTGCTTTGCGGCGCAGCTGGATGCCGAGGAATGTAGATCCCGACTTCCGGGTGCCGGTGCTGCGCAGCCCCCGCACCCGGCGGGAAGAGCAGCTGCGGATGGCGGGCGACGTGGCGGCCAGTATGGTCTGGACGCTGTGCGCCAAGGCCTGCATGGATGAGCTGGGCTTCGGCACGGAACGACTGCTCCGCCTGAAGGAAGAGGCGCTGGCCAACTACCGGCAGGTGAACGAAGAAGGTCACGCGGACGGGCTGGATGTGGCGATGGAGCATCTGCGCCGGTGCGCGCAGGCTGCGCTGAAGGAAGACATCATGGTGGAGAACAAGCCGGACGAAGACCGGGCCAAGCAGAGCGAGCGGGACTACGAAGAACAGAAACGGGCTTTTTTGAAGCGGGCTGTGATGCAGGAGCTGGGACGCCGGGCCGGGAAGGGCGGGCTGCGGATCCTGAGCGAAAAGAAGCTGGAAGAAAAGACTGCGGCTGCAATGGCGCAGCTGAAGGAGAGCAGATGGGCAAAGCGAATCTCTACACCGTAAAGGACTACCTGACCGGGGAAGTCCTCGCAAAAGGCACAGCCGGAGAGCTGGAGGCCAGCGGCATCGTGCCGAAGGGCTACCACACCAGCGAGTGGGCCAAGCGCGAGAACAACCGGACGATGGGCCGGAAGTACAACATCGGCAGCGAGCTGCTGCATCCGGAGGACAGCCCCCGGCGGGGAGAAAAAGGCCGGACGATGAATGTCTACACCTGCTACGATGCAGCCGGAAACGTAATGGGCGAGGGTACGTCCCGGGAGCTGTGGGAGGCGGGCGTCTTTGGCGACGACAACGGGGCCTACTACGCCTACAACCAGCAGGGCGGGCGCTGCATAAAGCGAGGCATCGCAAAAATGACCTGCCGAAAAGAGGTGCGGCAGGTCAGCATGCACAACACCCGGAGCGACAAGCCGCCTGCGCCGAAGGGCAAAAGGCCGAAGCTGCCGGTGCTGCGGAAGATAAAAGACCCGACGCCGCTGGACTACGACGTCCACGACCTGATGACCTACAACGCCATCGCCAAAAAAGAGGGCCGACCGGAGCTGACCTACGGCTACTGGGCGGCGGCGGGAAAGCCGGCAAGGCCATAAAAATACAGACAGGTAAGCCCCCGATGGGAAACCATCGGGGGCGTCTTCGACAAAAATATAAGGCGAGATGGGTGCTGCTGAGGAGGCTCGGCGGCAGGCATATCGGTTTATATAAAAGTGAACCTCTCAGCGTTCCCGTCGGCCTTTGGCCGCGCGAGAACGCAGCTCCCCTCGGTAGGGGAGCCTTTCTTAAATGAAGCGTCCGGGCGGGCGCTTTGGGGAGCTAGTATACCCGTTATCCCTGTGACGGTGATGACCACGGAAGAGAAAACTACACTACCAGCTCAAGGCAGCAGGAGGGTACAGGATGAAGAAGAGCTATACCCGGGAGAAGAGAACGCTCTGCGGAGAGGGATACATGGAAGTAGACCTCTACCCCATCACACCCGAGGAGCACGCAGCCAAGCGCCGGAAGAAAACAAAGCCCAGCAGCGAGCGGCAGAAAAAACGGAACGCCCAGCACGCGCACCGGCGAAGGGTACAGAAAGCCAACGCAAACTTTACCGTGCTGGGATTTTATCTGACCCTGACCTACATAGACACCTTTTTGCCGGAGAGCATGGAGCAGGCCCAGCGGGATCTGCGCAACTACACCCGGCGGATAAAGGCTGCCATCGCAAAGCTGTACGGCCCAGACGTGGAGCTGCGGGTGATGGGCCTGACCGGCTGCGGACGAAAGAGCGGGCGCTACCACCATCATCTGCTGGTGGAGTGCAAAGGACTGACCATGCGGCAGAACGCGGACTTCCGACAGCTGCTGGAGGACAAGTGGGCCATGCGCTGGCCGGACGGCAGCGTGGAGAGCCTTGGCACAGCCAACGCCGACCGGTTAAATCTGCAAAACAGGCTGGATGACCTGATCACATACTTCGAGAAGCACGGGCAGATGCGGTGGTATGAGACCCGGAACCTGACGCTGCCGGTGGAGCACACCCCCAACGATACCCGATGGAGCCGCAAGCAGCTGCGCAAAGGCTGCACCGACTGCAAGGACAACGCCTACTGGTGGGAGCAACGGTATCCGGGCTGGAAGTTCGTGCGGTGCGTCGTGCCGGAGCCGGAAGCGCCGGGCGACGAAAAAGAGGGCTGGGACGCAGACGAGCTGCGCTGCTATGTGGTGATGGTGAAGCGGGAGAGTGCGAAAGTTCGCACCTGACAGACAAAGTACCGGTATTTTGCGTTTTAACGCGCGCGGAAGAAAGGCGGCGAGGGATTGACCAGGGAGCAGAAGCGACGGGTGCGGGCGGAGCTGCGGGCTTGTGGACAGGGAAAAAGCGACTGGGCGGGTGTGATCGCGCTGGCGATGGACTACTACGAGGCCGAAGACCCGGTATGCAGGCGGCTTTTACAGCTGCGGTATCTGGACGGGATGCCGGAGGAGCGGGTGGTGGCGAAGCTGCACATCGGGCGGACGACCTACTACCACAAGGAACTGGAGGCGCTGAGCACCGTGGCAGTGTATGCGGCGGCGGCAGGGCTGATGCCCTCTCAGTCGGCTGCGCCGACAGCTCCCCCGAAGGGGCAACGATGACGACCGCCGCCAGTGGCGGAAACAGGGAGGAGTTGTTGGGGCAGCGGCCAGCAGGGCATGAGCGGCAGCGAAATGACCGCTGGGAGCCGCAACCCGTGCTCGCCTGCGGCGAGACCTTGCAAAACTACTGCGGGCAAAATGTCCGCAGTAGTTTTGCCCCGTGAGGCGTGGTAGGCTGAGAAGGAAGAACCTCTCAGTCTCGCTTCGCTCGCCAGCTCCCCTACCGAGGGGAGCCCTTGGCAGACCGGGCAGGCCTGAGCGGGACGAAACAGGCCCGACGAAGCGCAAAAACGTGGGCCTTGCGGCAGAGGGGAGGCAGAGCATGGCAGGGCGCAGGTATTGCAAAAACACGGTAAAGGGCTCCCAGCGGGGGCGGAAGTACCCGCCGAAGGTGCGGGCCGAGGTGCTGATGGCCATGCTGTCGTCTGGATCCATCTGTGCGGTAGCCCGGCGGTACGGCGTACCGGAGAGCACCATCCGCTCGTGGATGGCCGAGGAAGCCGGCCGGAGCGACGCCTTTGCAAAAGAGCGGCAGGCTGCTGCGCGGGAGATCGCGATCCGGGCCAGCCTCGGGGCGAGGGCGCAGGTGAGCTATTTGCAGAGCCGTGTGGACGAGAGCCAGCGGGCCGCGCAGGTACAGGCCAAGCTCCATCGGCAGCTGGACGAGGACGCTCGATCCCGCTGCTTTGCGGTAGGCACACTGCTCAAGAGCGACGCCGAGGAGCTGGCAGACGCCACGGAGACAGGGCTTGTGCTGTACGCTGCCGAGGACAGCTACGACCGGCAGCTGGACAGCGAAGAGCGAAAACTACTGGACGCCCAGCTGGAACGGTACAGCGGCCGGGTGATGAGCGACAAAAATGCAGCCGCCATGGCCACCGTGCTGATGACCGTGGCCGAAAAGGCTGCTGCGATGGTACCGGCCCAGAGCCAGAGCGAGGGCGATGCCCCACCGCTGGTGGAGATCGGGGCCGAGGGCCGGGAAGAAAAAGGGCCGGAGGTGATGGTGGAGTAGCCCTCTCCGTCAGCGCTGCGCGCTGCCACCTCTCCCAGAGGGCGAGGCATTGGCAGGCCGGGGAAGTCTGGGCGGGACAAGAAGAGCTTGGCGGGGCGTGAAGCACCGGGCCTTGCGACAGAGGGGAGGCAGACAGAGTGGAGGAGAAAAGGCGCGGAGGACGACCGGTGATCTGGTCGCCGCAGCCGAGACAGGCCGCTTTTATGGCGCGCACCGAGGACGAGGCTCTGTACGGGGGCGCTGCCGGAGGCGGTAAGAGCGACGCCCTCGTCATCGAGGCACTGCGGCAGGTACACATCCCGCACTACCGGGCGCTCATCCTGCGAAAGACTTACCCGCAGCTTTCGGAGCTCATCGACAAGACCATGCGGTACTACAAGCCGGTGTTTCCCAAAGCGAGGTACAACGGCTCGAGCCACTGCTGGACCTTCCCCAGCGGGGCGAAGATCTATTTCGGCAGTCTGAACCACACACAGGACAAGTACAACTATCAGGGCAAAGCCTTCGACTTTATCGGCGTGGACGAGCTGACCCACTTTACCTGGGACGAGTACAGCTATGTCATGAGCCGCAACCGCCCCTCGGGACCCGGCACCCGGGTGTACATCCGGGCCACGGCCAACCCCGGCGGCGTAGGCCATGGCTGGGTGAAGGCACGGTTTATCAGTCCGGCACCTGCCGGGACGCGGATGGTACAGCTGGTGAAGGTAAAAGCGCCGGAAGGGAAAGAGATCACCCGGCGGCGCACCCGCATCTTTATCCCGTCCACCGTCTTTGACAATCCGGCGCTGCTGGAAAACGACCCGGGCTACATCGGCACACTGGCCTCGCTGCCGGAGGCCGAGAAGCAGGCGCTGCTCTACGGAAACTGGGACAGCTTTTCGGGACAGGTGTTCACCGAGTGGCGGAACGACCCGAACCACTATGAAGACCAGCGGTGGACCCACGTCATCGAACCGTTCCCCATCCCGGAGCACTGGAAGATCTGGCGGGGATACGACTTTGGTTTCTCGAAGCCATTCTCGGTGGGGTGGTACGCAGCGGACGAGCGCGGGCGGCTCTACCGCATCAAGGAGCTGTACGGCTGCACCGGAACGCCCAACGAGGGCCTGAGAAAGGACCCGATGGAGCAGGCACGGATGATCCGGGAAGCAGAGCAGAACGACCCGCTGCTGAAAGGCCGGGTCATCCTGGGCATCGCCGACCCGGCCATCTTCGACGAGAGCCGGGGCGAGAGCATCGCGGACATGCAGGAGAGGAGCCCGAATTTCCTGCACTGGATGCCCGGCGATCACACCCGTCTGGCGGGCAAGATGCAGTTCCACTACCGGCTGGCTTTCGGCGAAGACGGCAGGCCGATGCTGCAGGTCTTCAACACCTGCAAGCACTTCATCCGCACCATCCCGAACCTCGTCTATGACGAGAGCAATGTGGAGGACATCGACACCACGCAGGAGGATCACATCTACGACGAGTGCCGGTATGTGCTGATGGAGAACCCCATCAGCGCCGCAAAGCACACCCAGCCGCCGCCCATGCTGGACGACCCGCTGGATATGGATCCGAGGAAGGACAAGACGAGGTTTATGAGGATATGAGCGAAACGGAGAAAAAGCTGCTGGAGGCGATGGCGGGAGAGGGCTTTGGGGACAGAGCCCACGGCCTGCAGGGCCTTGCTGCCGGTGTACCGGGCGGGCCGGAGGAATTGCCGGGCTCCGCTGCAGAGGGCAGCGAGAGCCTGACCGATGTACTGAGCGGAGAGCAGCCCATCGGCGAGAAGGAGATCAGCGAGGCGATGGCTGTGCTGGAGAAGTATAAGTCGGCCAAGGCCAGCCTCGACAAGCGGATCATCGACAACGAGGAATGGTACAAGCTGGGCCACTGGAAGCAGTACGGCAACCGGGTGATGGAGGGCAAGCGCGCCCCCAGCACGGGGTGGCTGTTCAACTCCATCGCCAACAAACACGCCGACGCCATGGACAACTACCCGGAGCCGAACGTGCTGCCGAGAGCGCAGGACGACGAGGAGACGGCAAAGCTCCTCTCCGAGATCCTGCCGGTGCTGCTGGAACAGGCCGATTACGAGAGCGTGTACAGCGACACCTGGTGGCGCAAGCTCAAGCAGGGTACCGGCGTCAAGGGCATCTTCTGGGACCCGGCGCTGCGGGACGGACTCGGGGACATCGCCATCCGGAGCATGGATCTGTTGATGCTCTACTGGGAGCCGGGCGTTGAGGACATCCAGGACTCGGCCAACTTTTTCAGTCTGGCGCTGGCTGACAACGACCGTCTGACGGCCCGGTGGCCTCAGCTGGAGGGCAAGGCGGGCAGCAGCGGCATCACCGTGGGGCAGTACGTCAGCGACCAGAACATCGACACCAGCGAAAAGAGCGTGGTGGTGGACTGGTATTACAAGCGGGAGAAACCCGGCGGTCAGACCGTGGTGCATTACTGCAAGTTCTGCAACGGTGTGGTGCTCTATGCCAGCGAGAACGACCCGGCGATGGCCGAGACGGGCTTCTACGACCACGGAAAATATCCCTTTGTGTTCGACCCGCTCTTCGTGGAAGAGAACAGCCCGGCGGGCTTCGGGTACATCGACGTGATGAAGGACACCCAGGACACCATCGACCGGATGACCCAGGCCATGGACGAGAACACGCTGGCAGCGGCCAAGAAACGCTACCTTATCTCGGACACGGCGGGCGTGAACGAGGACGAGCTGCTGGACACGGCGAAGGACGTGGTACATATCACGGGACGGCTGGACGAGCGGGGCTTTATGGAGCTGGAGACGGCTCCGCTGCCCTCCAACACCATCGCATACCAGCAGAACCGCGTGGCCGAGCTGAAGGAGATCAGCGGCAACCGGGACGTGAACCAGGGCGGCGCGACCAGCGGCCTGACGGCGGCCTCGGCCATCGCAGCCTTGCAGGAAGCAGGCTCGAAGCTCAGCCGGGATATGCTGAAGAGCTCTTACCGCTCCTTTGCAAAAGAATGCTACTTCATCATCGACCTGATGCGGCAGTTCTACGACGAGAGCCGCGTCTACCGGATCACCGGCCAGCAGGGCGGCACGGAGTACCGGGAGTTTTCCGGCCAGATGCTGCGGCCACAGCCGGTGGAGAGCGTGGGCGGCGTGGAACTGGGCGCCCATGAGCCGGTGTTCGACATCACGGTGAGCGCGGCCAAAAAGAGCACCTTCAGCCGCCTCTCCCAGAACGAGACGGCGAAGGAGTGCTACCAGCTGGGATTCTTTGCTCCGGCCAACGCCGACGCTGCACTGGCGTGTCTGGACATGATGGACTTCGAGGGCATCGAGAAGGTGCGCCAGAGGGTGGCCCAGAACGGCACCCTGTACCAGCAGCTGCAACAGGCGATGGCACAGATCCAGCAGATGGCGGCAGTCATCGACCAGCAGAACGGATCCAACCTGAGCGAGCAGGCCGGGGCCGCTGCCGCTGCCATGACCGGCGGAGGCGGCGGCGGAGAGGCCGGCGCAAAAACGGTGACCAACTCTCTGGGCGGACAGGTGGGCGGCGGGACCAACCCGCTGGCCACCAAGGCAGCCGAGAGGGCGATGAACATCAACAACCCGAATAAGTAGCCCTCTCAGGCGCTTCGCGCCAGCTCTCCCAAGGGGCAAGCCCTTGGCAGGCCGGACAGGCCGGAGCGGGACGATCAAGGCCCAATAGGACACAAAAGGGCGGGCCTTGCCACAGAGGACAAAGAGATCAGGAGGTTATACATGATCAAAATTATCTACGTAGAAGATCCGGAGGGCGGGACGCTGGCGATGAGGGCCGAGGGCCACGCGGGATATGCCCCGGCGGGGCAGGACATCGTGTGTGCGGCGGTGAGCTGCCTGATGCAGACGCTGGCCTACAGCGCCGCGGAGGACGAACACACCTCGAGCTGCATCTATCAGGGCGAGGAAGGCCCGGTGTTGAATGTGGAGGCGGGCGACAGCGTCCTCATGCGGGACAAGTTCGAACTTGTGGCCGACGGTCTGGACCTGCTGGCCGAACAGTACCCGGAGAATGTGAACTTCAAGAAAAGATGCAAGTGCAGCCCGGCGGTGGACTTGCAGCTGTTTGCGGAGGGCGGTGACGGTGCAGCGGCTGCTGGCGGCGATGGTGCCGCCCCTGCGGCGGCAGAAAAGGCGACGTCTGCCCCCGTCCAGGGCAAAGGCCGGGAGGCTGCTGCCGCCCAGGTGGACGAGATGCTGAGCCCGGCGGAAGAGCCGGAGGCAGAGGAAGACACCGCCGAAGGCGAGAAACAGGACGGCGCGGCAAACAAGAGCGGCACCGACCCGGAGGCACACCGGAAAGCCTTCGGCGAACTGATGCGGGGCGAGTACAACCGGGAGTTTGGCGAGATGATCGTGCAGGCCACCCAGAAAGCCTACGACAGCATCCTGAACGAGCAGGGGCCGGTAGGGCGGATCCTGAACGCTCTGGGCCAGAAGTACGGCACTGCTCCCGGCGACTACGAGGCACTGGCTGCGGCCGTGGAGGGCGGCGTCGTGAAGGACGACGCCTACTACGAAGACATGGCCATGAAGAAGGGCATCAGCGTCCAGCTGGCCAAGGAGATGGACGCGCTGGAAAGCGAGAACGCCAAGCACCGCGCCGCCGAGCAGCAGCGGGCGGAAGCCGCAAAGATGGAAGCCATCCAGCAGGAGTGGGACGCCGCCGTGGAACGCATCCGGGCCGAAGACCCGGGCTTCGACGTCAAAGCGGCACTGGCTGACCCGGATTTTGCCCAGATGCTCAAGCTGGGCGTGAAGATGGAGGACGCTTACAAGGCCCGCTATTTCGACGACATCATGGCCCGGCGCACCACCCAGACGGCCAAGACCGTCGAGAAGGGCGTGGAAGCCCGGATCCGCCAGCGGGGCGCACGGCCTGCCGAGAACGGCACCAACCCCGGCGGTGCGGCGGTGCTGAAGACGGACGTCTCCAAGCTGACGCCCCAGCAGTGCGAAGAGCTGGAACGCCGCGCCATGCGGGGACAGATCATCACTTTTTAACCGAAAGGCACTGCTGACCGAAAGAAAACCTCTCACCGTTCTTGAGGGAAGATCCGGAAAGCGGAAGCCTCTCAATAAAGCAAGACACGAAAGGAGCACACAAATGAAAATCCACATGAATCTGCAGCTGTTTGCGCAGCCTGCAAACCACACCGGCGCGACCGGCATGAGCGCCGAGATGAAGACCTACTACGAGAAGCGTCTGCTGGACCAGGCGGAGCCGCTGCTGGTGCATGACCAGTTCGGCGACAAGTACCCCATCCCGGCCAACAACGGCAAGACCATCGAGTTCCGCAAGTACGAGAGCCTGCCCAAGGCCACCGAGCCTCTGACCGAGGGCGTGACCCCCAACGCTCAGGCTCTGACCGTCACCCCCATGACCGCCACCGTGAAGCAGTACGGCGGCTGGGCAGCCATCACCGACGTGCTGTAGCTGACCGCCATCGACAACAACATCACCCAGGCGACCAAGGTACTGGCATCTCAGGCGGGCCGCACGCTGGATACCGTGACCCGCGAGGTGCTGGCGGGCGGCACCAACGTCATCTACGCGCCGGCGGGCGACACCGCCGTGACCAGCCGCGCCAACCTGACCACTGCCAGTGTGCTGACGCCCGACCTCATCGACCAGGCGGCCACTGCCCTGAAGGCCCAGAATGCCGACGCCATCGGCGAGAGCTACGTGGCCATCGTCCACCCCTATGTGGCGTATGACCTGCGCCGCAACCCGGAGTGGATCGATGTCCACAAGTACTCCACCCCCGAGAACATCTACAACGGCGAGATCGGCAAGCTGGCCGGTGTGCGCTTCATCGAGACCAGCGAGGCGAAGATCTGGACCGGCGACGGCTGCCCCACCGGTCTGGCCGTGTTTGGCACTCTGGTGCTGGCAGCTCACGCCTACGCCGTGACCGAGGTGGAGGGCGGCGGCCTGCAGCACATCGTCAAGCAGCTGGGCGCAGGCGAAGACCCGCTGAACCAGCGCGCGTCTGTGGGCTGGAAGGCCATCAAGACTGCGGAGCGCCTGTGCGAGCAGTACATGGTGCGCATCGAGAGCGTCAGCCCGAAGTACAGCGCGAAGGCGAAGGCAAATTAAGGAGGAAAATACTATGGCGACTAAGAAAGAGACTGCTGCGGCGGATGCCGTGGAGAACGCGGTGGAGACCGAGGCGATGGCCGAGGCAAAGGCCGAAGAGAAGGCCGAAGAGAAGGCCGAAGCAAAGGACGACGGCATGGTGACCATCCACCTGTTTAAGGACGACGACCGCTACGCTGCGCCGGTGTTCGTGGGCGTCAACGGCGACAGCTACCTCATCCAGCGCGGCATCGACGTGAAGGTGCCGAAGGCTGTGGCCGAGGTGCTGGAGCACAGCATCAAGCAGGACGCCGAGGCGGCCCGGAAGAGTCAGGCCATGCAGGCGGCGGCCGGAACCCAGATGATGACCATTTGATAAGAGACCCGGTACAGCAAAGGCACGGCGCTGTGCCGGGTCTTTTTGGTTTAGGGGATAACCTCTCCGTCATCGCTTGCGCGATGCCACCTCTCCTATCGAGGAGAGGCCTTGGCATTCCGCAAAGCTTTCCCTTTTCGCCAGAGGCTCCCCTCGGTAGGGGAGCTGTCGAGCGAAGCGAGACTGAGAGGTTGTTCTTCGGGGGCAACAGAAAGGGAGGATTTAGAGCATGACAGCAGGCGAAGCGATAAAGATGGCCGACGAGCTGAGGCCAAACAACAGCTTTTCGGACGAGATGAAGCAGCTGTGGCTGCGGCAGGCCGACAGCGGCTTGCGGCGGAACGTGGTGGAGCGCAGCGACACCGGCAGCGACTTCGAGGGGCGCGGCGCGGATATTTTGTGGGAAGAGGGGCTGGAATACGACACGCCGCTGCTGGCAGACGGCGCGGCGGAAGCGCTCTATCCCCACTGGCTGGCGGCGCAGATGGACCTCGCCCTCGGCGAGACGGCCCGGGCGGCGAACGAATTGCAGCTCTACACGAGCTATGTGCAGGAGTTTGCGGCGTGGGTGAGGAGAAAGTATATGCCGGTGGGCAGCGGGAGGCTGATGACGTGAGCTTAAACCAGATAACGAACCAGAGGCAGCTGCTGCGGGTATTTGGCGGGCTGAACGAGGGGTATGCCTGCAGCGAGGCAGAGATGAGCGAGGAAAAGAACTTCTCTTCGCGGGGATACCCGGCTCTCGAGACCCGCAAGCCTCGGCGGAAGGTGCGTCAAGCGACCGGGATGAACGGGATGTACCACCTGAACGGCCTTTTGACCGTGGAAGGCACGACCCTGCGGTATGCCCCGGACGACGGCGGCGACGCCGTGGAGCTGGAGAACGCCCTGACGGACAGCGAGAAGAAGATGGTGGGCATGGGAACCAAGGTGCTCATCTGGCCGGACAAGATGGCCTTTGACACCGCGAGCGGAACGCTGAGCGCGCTGGGCTCCAGCTGGCAGCAGGGCGGCAGAAGCCTGACCGTGACCCCCTGCGACGCTGCGGGCGTGGTGTACACGCCGAACAAATTCGGCGCGACCGAGCCGGAAAACCCCGAGAACGGCGACGTCTGGCTCAAGCAGGCCGAAGATGCCCCGTGGAGCTACCGCGACGCCCTGAAGCTCTACAGCACGGCGGGCGGATGGCAGAACATCCTGCTGAACTGCTGCCGTGTGACCTGCGAGGGGCTGGGCGAAGCCTTCAAGGCTGGGGATACTGTGACCCTGACGGGCATCCCGGGCGTGGTGAAGAACGCCTATTCCGCCGATTTCGGCGGGGACGTGGTGGTGGACGACGTGGCCGGGGACTCGGTGATCCTCTCCATCGCGCCGGACATCGAGAGCGTTTTGTACTACGGCACCTGTGTGGTGACGGGGCAGAGCGTGGTGTGGAC